TGGCAATTGTAAGTCATGCACAACAACGTAAAAGTAATAAAACAATAATAAGGAATGTCGGAGAGCGTAGAAATATAATTGTTCGTGGTTACAGAAATGGAGAAGTACCAATGCCTAAGCAACCCGAAACTATTAAAGAAGCATTTTTTAGAGTATTGCCGAAATCCGTAACAAAAAATCCAAACAAGAGACCAGCTTTAGGAGCACAATTATTAACAAAATTTCCATATTTAAAACCAAAAATAGATCCAGAACATGTACCAAATGTGATTGCAGGATTTTTACGACGAATGGCAGTTAAAACACCAACACCAAATATGAAATTGTTGGGAGAATTAAAAGAATTCAATATCATGTTGATGAAAAGATTATTAACACCATTGAAACCTGAAGCAGATACTTCTTTTGAAACTTGGCTATCACACACAAATTACAATGGTGCAACTAAACAATATTTAAGAGACATGAATAACATGGATGTGAATGTACATTGCGATTCTTTCAAGAAAGTAACGTCGTTTGTTAAAGATGAAGATTATCCAGATTTTAAATTTGCAAGGATGATTTATTCACGAGATGATATGTTTAAGATAAAAGTAGGTCCTTATTTCAAATTAATGGAAGAACAAGTTTATAATTTAAAATATTTCGTAAAACACGTACCTGTTGCGGAAAGAGCGAAGTGGATAAAGGATTTATTAGGTGAAGGAGAAGATTTTGATGATTCTGATTTTACATCATATGAAGCTCATTTTACAAAATTAATGATGGAGCATTTAGATTTCCCTCTGGTGGAGTATATGTTAAAGAACTTGCCTGAAGGTCCGGAAATAATAAAATTAATAAAAGAAACAATTGGGGGTGTAAATTATATTAGAATGAAGGATATTGAAGCTGTTATAGAAGCAAAGAGGTTATCGGGAGAAATGAATACTTCATTATGTAACGGCTGGACTAATTTAGTTCTCAAGCTCTTTATAATATGGAAAAAAACAGGAGATTGGGAATCTGTTAAAACAGCTATAGAAGGGGATGATAGTGCAACTAAGTGCACTGGTAAAGATGCTGAAGAGGAAGATTATAAACAATTAGGATTCACTATTAAAATAAATAAACACAAATTATTATCAGATGCTTCATTTTGTGGAATGCTCTATGACCCTGATGAAGAAATAGTTGTTAAAGATCCACGAGATGTGCTGGCAGGTTATTTTTTTACTAGTAAAAAATATGCTAATTCTAATGAAAAAACTTTAAAAATGTTATTTAGGAGTAAAGCTTTGTCACTTTTATACTCTTACCCGGGATGCCCTATATTATATTCAGTAGCAAAGTGGATGGATAGAGTTTCTACTGGATGGGAATTTGACGTTAATATAATAGATGATAATTATAAAAGAGATGTATTTATCTTAAATAAGACTTATTTTGAATCTAATAAAGAAAAATTTCATAAAGAGGTGGGTATAAATACTAGACATTTGTTGGCTAGATTATATGGAATAACATTAAATGAACAATATGAAATAGAAAAATATTTTGATGAGAAACAAGATTATGCTGAGATTGATTGTGTACAATTAAATGATATAATGCCTAAGAAATATAAAGATTTCTATGAAAATTACACAGAAGAAGTCAACATCGCTGATGCTGAAGAAATGTTATACACACATAAGATATTTCCATATTATGTTGAACTTGATACTTATGAAATACCACCTCATAATAGATGGGAAAATAATCCAAAGCATCCTTTAATAAAAAGAGCTCTAGAAATAAAATATACTCGAAATCCTGTTAATTTTAAAATGTATGATGATGAAGAGAAACGAAC